GAATGACGGCATAACCATTACCAGACTTATCGACTTCTGCTTTCCAGATTCGATCATCTGTATAGTTCTTTGTTTCAGTTTCGGGATTGTTTACTTTGTTGATTTCATCATTTAACTTTTTCATGAAATCATTGCGGGACTTTTTTAGATTTGCAAACGACATATTACTCCTTATTTCGTTATATTAAATATTACGTTTAAAAGACACAGTATAACACGATTGTTATAAAATGTCAAGTTTCTTCCGAAGTATGTCACGGAATTTCGTCTTATCCACCTCCAAGAATGGAGAATACTTTTGCACCTTTTTCAAATAATTAGGCCAGATTATTTTTTCTTTAATCTGTTTATTCCACTTAGGTACAAAATTTACAACATCATCAAGTATGATAAAAGTCTCAATCATAATATATTTAGCAATACTCATTTTTAATAAAATGGGATGCTGACCATCTTCGACTTTAAATAGATCATCAAAATGATGTTCATTCAAGAGTTTATCAATATCATTTGTAAACATATATGATAAACTCTGAATTCTTTTTTGCCAATCTTTATATAAAAGTTCGGCTTGTTCTGTTAAGGCATCTTCAATATATAATGTTTCATTCTCTACAAAATTCGCAACAAAAAATTTTATGATCTCATCATCATTATAGTTTTTTGCCAGTTTTGCAAATAGAAAATTATCTTTTCTTTTAGAGAATGTTTCTTTAGATGCCCTTATCTTTTTTCTATTATACTTGAAGTAATCATACTGAGATGATTGAAAATGCCTTTTAAGAGTCAAATATTCTTTGTAGCATTCGTAAGGTTCCACTTTAATCATAGTCCAGGTATGCGAGTTGATTTAGGAAAAAAATGCAATTCTTCAGCCTCTTCTCTAACCTTCTGCTTCAAAGCACCTTGAACAAGTTTACCAATCGTTTCTAATTCTATATTATTTTGTTCACAATAATATTGTATAGCATCCATATAGGTCATATTTTTTGACCTTCTTATATGCTCAATTGTTATTGTGAAATCTTGAGGTGATAATATTTTAAGCATTTAATTTTTTAATTACATTATCGATTGAATTTTTGACAACATCTGGTGTTATACTTTTCGTGCATATAAAATCATTATTGTCAGGACACCAATCCCATTTACCAGGATCAAAAGGATGTCTATTGTAACAACTATTACAGACATCTGAATTGTGTACACGTTCACACTCAATATCAAATTCTGAGTAAGGCTCACTAAAACCTGATATGAGAACTACAGGTTTCTCTAATGCCCAAGCAAGCCAAGACAGTCCAGACCCAAGACCCATAAAGAATTCACAACCATTTATAGTTGCTATTGTTTGATCTAATGTTCTTTCATGTCTATGAATTACACCTTCAGGAGCAGAATTCATATAATTACCTGCCCCAAAAGTTTGATGTTTATCAACGCATACAACATCATAATTTTTTTCTTTAAGATATTTTACTATCTCATTCCAACCTCCTTCATAGTTCCAGTATTTTGCTTGTGCCGTAGATTGCATTCCAATACACACATACGGATTCTGCAAATCTGCTTCTAATTCATTAATCACTATTTTAGCACGTTCTTCCTCATAGTCAAGTCCTAGAATAGAAGAACTTACTTTTTGCAAAGGAATCTTTTTTGTCTCTTCTGGACATTTACTCAAATCTTCTGTAAGCCAACCAATCCAATATTTGTAAGTGAATTTACCACTATTCAAGAATGTATTGTGTTCATCAACAAATTCTATATTAGGATATTTGTCTCTAAACAGATGATTAAAAAACGTGAAACAATAAACCTTGCATTTGTGTTTTTGCTGAAACTGATTTACTGATCCAATCCAAGCCAAATTGTCACCCAACGCACCAGAATCAAAATAAACGTAAACAGATTCGCTATTCAAATTCATCTTATGTTCTTTAACAATCGGACCATCTTTTTCTTTGACAATAATATGCCATTTCATAAAATAATGAATATTCGATCCACACCAATTATTATTTCCTATTACATTTGAATATACTGTACCACCATTTTCTAAATTTTTAAATATAATATCATATTGTTTTTTTGTATTACCCAATATTTCTACAACTGGATTAGGATCAAATTTTATATTTACTTGATTTTGTTCAACGATTGATTCTTTTTTCTGAAAGTCAGTATTGTTATAAGCAAATATTAATCGATCTTTCATAGAACGTGGTGCACTTGACTTCAAATCTCTTGCTTCATAATAATATTTTTCAAGTGTTTTGAATATATTAACCCAATCTCGTTCTACTGCAAATGCTCTTGCTTTCTTAGAATAATCATCGTAATCATTAATGACATTTTCAATACCATCGATTATAGTATCAACTTCTCTTGTACACTCTTTTAAACCAGGTATCTCTACTTTATCTTGCATAGTTCCAACACATGGTAATCCACATGCCATTGCTTCAAGTACCGCTAGACACGGTTGTCCAGTCTCTATAGATGAAGGATGAACGATAATATCGTGTTCGTTTAAAATTTTTCTTAGTTCATTTTTATCTACATTTCCTGTCTGTACAATTTCAATATCTTTTTTACAACTGTTTAACACCTTGTAAAAGATATCATTATAGTTTTCATGTATGCTATCTGGACCAACTATTGTAATAGGCATATTTAATTTGTGTGCCGCCTGAATAGCAAAATGAAAACCTTTACGATCATCTCCACCACCTACACAAACAAGTCTTGGTTTATCTTTTCTTTTGTTAGTCGGAAAAAAGAAATTAGAATCGACACCATGATCTAATTTTCTCAATTTTTCAGGTGTGTCATAATATGATATTAGATGATCACAAGGAATTAGAGAAAATAATGAATTTTTTATTGATTTGTTATTGACTTGATAATACCATGACTCTTTTCCATTAATCCAAGGATGTACATCATGAGTTGTAAAGATGTAAGGTATACATCTATCTACTACTAAATCAGCAAAGCCTCCAGTATGTACATGAAATACATCATACTCATCAAGATCTGCTTGTGTAATATCATCTAACCATTTTAATGATACATCATGACCATAATGTTCTGCCATTCTTATATAATGATAAATCACTTCTTCTAGACCACCATATTTCTTAGGTGGTATGTCAAGCCCACACCCTACATGCACCTGCATAATTTTTAAGTTATCAGATTTCTCAACCTTATTTTCTATTTTTTCAATTTTGAAATCTTCTTTTATTTCTATTTTCGTTTCTTCAAAATTTTTTAAAGCAACGATATGATATCGATTCAATTGTTCAAAGAAATTGAACTGATATCCATTTCCTAAAATGACATCATATATTGATTGAATATTATCAACACCAGTTCTCAAATTATAATGTAAATTTTTATTCTCACAAAAGAATACTATCTCATAGTTTTGAGCATTACTGTTTTTTATTTGTTGAATTTTATTGTTGACAAAGGCTGGTTCAGTCTCTAATTGAATTTTAAAGAAATAATAGTCAACTGATTGATCAAAATAATCAAACCTTATATCATGGTCAAAAAATAATTTTCTTGATTTATCTTTTTGATTATCTGTATAGTCATAATTCACAAATGATATTGTTTGTATTTCGTCAGCCCAATTGAGAGAAGTTGTATATGTTGACTCGGCAAGATCATAAATGTCATCAAAATATTTGATATTACGAGGATAGTCTAAAACAAATCCTTTTCTTCTTTTTCTAGCATCTATTGCAAGTTGTGCTTCACCTCTTTGATTCCATCTCGTAAAATTTTCAGATGCACCATGCTCTCTTGCAATGTATAGTGTTCTAGGGATTGTCATCCATTTACCACGTTCTTCAAGCATCAGTAACCATTGTCCATCATTTGAAGAACAAGCATCTCCGTCTTGATGCACAGGAAATTCTAGTCCTGGAAGATTTCTGAAGATTCTCAAATATCCAAATATACTACTTCTACAGTGCCATAACTTTTCAAACCCCTCTAAGAATGAATCGTTATCAATAGACATATAGACATTATCTTTATAATTTTCAAATGTCTGTTTTGGACCAACAGGTAATTTTTCAGAGTATTTGTTTGCGTTGAAGTGCATTAGAACTACTTCTGGAAAAATCTTGAAATAGTAGTTTATCTTTTCAAAGCAATTAGGTAGCAATTTATCATCAGCATCTAAATGACAAACGATATCACCAGTTGCAAATTTTTGTGGGTTCCACCACATTTGTTTTTTATACTTAGGAAATGCTATTCTTATTCTTGGGTCACGATTTTGTAGATCCAATAATTTTTGAAATGTATTATCATCAGAAAAATCGTCTCCAATAACCCATTCCCAATTGTCATAATTTTGATTTATTACAGTTTCGGCTAATTCATCGATAAACTTTTCAGCATTAAAACATGATGTAATAAGTGAAAGTTTAAGACCGTTGCTTTTTGGTTTGTATTCTGGTTTTATTAAATTGTATTTGTTTTCTACTTGTATCTCATGTTTTACCTCATCAAATTCCCACTGAACAGGTTCAACCCAATCACCACGAGATGCGGCCGATCTTTCATAAAACCAATCATGATTGTAACTATAAATCTTAGGAAAATTGTCTTTGTATTTTTCTCGTAATCTATCTGTACCAGCATATTCATTATCTCTAAACCCTTCACCTTTAATCTGTAAATCAAGAAGAAATTCACGCTTCCACAGAGTTGGTTGATGACTAACTAACCAATCATTTTCAGGACCCCACTGAATAAGTCTTTTATTCCTAATGTATATGTCTGTTTCACGTTTAGGTACAACATGATCTAATCTAATCACTCTATGCATTTTTAACGCACCTACATCATACGAATAACAAAAACTTGCAAGATCTGAAAACAGTTCTTTATCAATCTTAAATTTAGGCCACTGATCTTCTTGCATGTAAAAAATGTAATCTGTATCAACATTTTCTAACATGTATATCAGTCTATCACTCCATCCCTCGTCTATTTGTTTTGATTTTCCATACCAATCTTTTATCCATTCTCGTTCTTCGACTCCCCAATATTGTTTACTTTTACCAGTCTTCAATTGTTTTATTCGGTCATCTTTATATGGAAAATCTCTTTCTTCATTACAAAAATATATTTGCCAATCTAAATCAAAGTCCCAAAACCTATTAAACATAACATACCAACCTTCCCAAAAATGAGAATAGTTGTCACAGGTCTGAACTAATACACTTACTTTTGGTTTCATGAATTCTTAAAATAGAGGGTGTTACAAATTTTCAATCGTGTCTTTATCGATTCGTCAAATAGATCATATGTTCTAAAAAGTTTACCATCACAATATACATCGATCATAGAATCGCCATATAATTGCAAAAGATGATAGTGATATTTTCCAGCATCAAATTCAAAAAAAGGTTTTTCTTGTTTGTTTATGAAGACTTGAAATTTTGTCTCTTTGTGCGGATTCATCAAAAAAAGAAAATTAGGTGCAGGTTTTACTGGAGAATGCACTACCTTTTCGGATAACGTTAATGCGACCCATGAAAAATCTTGATGTGTATGAACTCTATCTTGAATCATACCGATACGTTCAAGACTGTCTACAAATGGCAAAAGTTCTACATTTTTATTTCTATCGTCACCGTTATATGCAGTCAAGCCGAAGGCATACGCAAAAAATTCTTCACCAACTAAAAAACTATATTCGTTTAAAATATTTTTTTGATCTTGAACATTTTTTAATTTTTCAAATCTATTTAATAAATAATCGACCTTTGCAGATATAAAACGTGTAGTCGTTTGCATCTTCGTTGTTACAGATGTATCGTATCCTCTACCATCATCAACTGTTTTTTCATTTTGCCAATAATAAAAAATACCATCCAATCCATTATCTATCTTATTTTCATTATATACTAATTCATCTGGTTTTTCAAGAAATCCATCGTAATCGAATAGATGTATTTTATCTTTACCTAATAGTTTTGCATATGCCGTGCCTATATGCATCAATCTATAAACTGCTAAGACTGTATTATATGAACAAAATTCTTTTGATGTAATATCGTAATTAGGTGCATACCATGTCATCCAACCAAGATACTCTACATCCGACAAAACAATATTGTCTTTGTCATAAACAAAATAATCAACTTCGTCTTGAAATTCTTTAGTCGCTTGAGTGTGAGATGTTACAATTACATCATAAC